CGTACTCCTGACGACCGATAACGATGACTTTTTACTTATGGACTTGAAGTAATGGCAAAGAATTATTTGATCCCGTTCGCCAACGGCAAGGACGCGAACATTGCGAGCGAGGCCGAGTGGGAATCCGACGAGATGGCCTCGACTGTTTCCAAGGGTTTTCAGTCTGGCATTGCGCGATCGGATCGTGTGAACCGAGCAATTGCACAGGGTGCGAGCGCGGGTTTCTCCATCGGTCAGCTTGTGGCTGACTATGCCAGTCAGGATGCGGGCATTGATGCGCAGGCGCTTTATGACGGCTTCAAAAAGGCGTTGGAGAAGGTCGCGAGGTTATCTGTTGTTGACGTGATCTACCCGGTTGGCAGCATCTACTGTTCGACCGCTTCGGTCAACCCGAACCAACTGTTTGGCGTCGGTGTTTGGGAGCGCATTGGCGCGGGCCGCTGTCTCATCGATGCGGGTGACGGCTTCGCACCGGGGTCGAGTGGCGGCGCTGATACGTGCCGTCTCACAGCAAATGAACTGCCGCCGCACTCCCACTCTGCAACTGTCTCTCCCGCGGGTGAGCATGCACATACGCGAGGGAGCATGAATATCACGGGCGAGATCGGCTGTGATGACCGTGCGGGATCGCTCGCAAAGGGTGCTTTTTCGTGCGAACAGCATTGGGAAAGCAATACCAGCGCGGATGGTGGCGATAACACGTTCTACAAGTTCAAGTTTGACGCCTCACGGTCGTGGTCTGGTGAGACGTCTCGAGGTGGCGTGCATCAGCACGAGGCTCAGATCGGCTCAACTGGTGGAGGTCAATCTTTCTCTGTTCGCAATCCGTACGTGGCGGTTTACATGTGGAAGCGCGTTTCTTAAGGAGTTGAAATGGCAATTATTAAGGTAAGCGATCTTCCGAAGAAGGAAACGCTGGACGGCACCGACAGGATCGTTGGCTATAGCGAAACGGGCGGCACGTCTCTTCTGGTTGCTCAGTCGTTCATCAACATCAAAACAGCTGCGGAGACCTCTGCGAGAAACGCAAAGGCTTCTGAAACGTCGGCACAAAGTCAGAATGCCGAAATCACTCAAAAGATCAGCCAGGCAAATACAGATCTTGGCAACTTGAAGACCGAAGGCGTGAATGCCATCAACTCTGCAAAGAGTGCGGGTGTTGATGATGTCAATTCAGCCAAGACAACTGCGGTCAGTGCTGTGAACTCAGCGAAGACTTCGGGTGTGGCTGCGGTAGGCGATGCTCAAACGAATGCTGTAAATGCCGTGGCGACTCAGCAAAAAACGTCCGTGAGCGCAGTACAAACCGCTCAATCAAGCGCGACTGGAGAGGTCGATAAGGCCAAGGCCAGTGCTGTTAAGGCGGTTCAGGATCAAGAATCCGCGAGCATCGCAAATCTCAAGGCAAGCGGCGACGTTCTGTTTGTTGGTCGAACGGAACTCGAGACCGCCTTGAAGGAGCTCATTGTTGAATTTGGCGGGCAGGTTCCCGCATAAGGAGGAGGCGTGAAAACGTTATCTGAAGTGAAAGCCGAATACCTGGCGGAGGCTATGGCCTCGCC